CGTTACCGGGAATCTCAAGCTCGCGCCGCTGCAGCTCGGCGCAGACAATTACGGCGAATTCCTCAACAGCGACTTCGAATTCGGCCTCGATAACTTCGATCCGAAAACGGCCGTCAGCTACGGCGACGTCGTCGCGCCGCTGGCCGCCTCGGCGACGCGCAGCTCGACGACGCGCTCGAAGGTCGACGCGTGACACGAGCGCCAGTCGTTCAGGTCGAGGGAGCTCGCGAGCTGCGTAAAGCGCTGAAAAAGGCTGGCGAGGATCTCGGCGACCTCAAAGCGCTGAACGCAGCGATCGGGAATGTCGTCGTCGCCGCCGCACGAGGGAAAGCGCCGACGCGCACAGGCGCGCTCGCTGGCTCGCTGCGCTCGGCGAACATCGTCGGCGGCGTGACCGTTCGAGCTGGCTCGGCAGGCGTGCCGTACGCCGGTCCTATTCACTGGGGCTGGCCGTCGAGGAACATCAAAGCGCAGCCATTCGTCGTCGAGGCCGCACAGACGACCGAGGCCGAATGGGTCGCAATGTACGAGGCCGAGGTCGATCGGATTCTAGAAAAAGTGGAGGGACTGTGAGTTCAGGTCAGCTCAGAATCGAGGTCACGCTCGTCGACCGCGATCCGTACATCGTCACGACGACGCTGCTCGATCACAACACCTGGGACCTCACGCGAGCTCGGCACAAGTGGCCGACCGCGCAAGAGGCCGCGCTGACCTGGATGGGATTTCTCGCCTGGTCGGCGTCGAGGCGCACAGGTGAGATCGAGCCGACGATGCAGTGGGAGCTATTCCTCTCGCAATGTCTGTCGGTCAGGCAGCCAGACGAGGAAACCGACGAGGCGATCGCCGACCCTATCCTCGCGGTTCCTGGTCGCGCCTAGTCTGCGAAATCGCCGTCGCAACTAATACGCATCCGGGACCGTGGTTTAACGAGGACGAGGCAACGCTAATGACCGTCCTCGATATTCTCGAAAAGCAAAACGAGGCCGTGAAAGCAAAGAGCCGAGGGAGGTAATCGCAATGGCTGGCAAGACAGCGACTCTCGCGATTAAAATTCTCGGCGACGCGAAGGATGCGCAGCGAGCTCTCGACGACACCGCCAGCTCGGCGAGCAAGCTGCAGGACGGCGTCGGGAAAGCGGCCGTTCCTGCGGCTGCAGCGCTGGCAGGCCTGGCCGCTGCAGGGATCTCGGCGGCCAAAGCTGCAGCCGAGGACCAGGCGTCACAGGCGCAGCTCGCGCTCGCGCTCAAGAATGCGACCGGCGCGAGCAAATCTCAGGTCGCGCAAACCGAGGACTGGATCTCTAAGACGTCAAAGGCGAGCGCCGTCGCCGACGACGAGCTGCGGCCTGCGCTCGCGACGCTGGCGCGCTCGACAGGCGACGTCGAGGAATCACAGAAAGCCATGGGCGTCGCGCTCGACGTGTCGGCCGCGACAGGGAAAGACGTCGAGTCCGTCAGCGACGCGCTCGCAAAGGCGTACGCCGGTAACACGACGTCGCTGGGAAAGCTCGTGCCTGGGATCGACAAGGCCGTTCTAGCGTCTGGCGATATGGACGCGATCATGGCCGAGCTCGCGCGCACGACAGGCGGCGCAGCGGCGACGGCCGCAGGAACGGCCGCAGGCCAAATGGAAGGAATGAAAATCCAGATGGCCGAGGCGCAAGAGGCGATCGGCGGCGCGCTACTGCCTGCGATGTCTGCGCTCGCTGGAATCCTCTCGACCGTCGCGACCTGGGTTCAGGAAAACACGACGCTGTTCCTCGTGATCGGCGGCGTGATCGGCGTCGTCGCTGCGGCAATTCTAATTCTGAACGTCGCATTTAAGGCCTACGCCGTCATTACTAAAGCCGTGGCCGCGGCAACTAAAGTCTGGACAGCTATTCAATGGCTCTGGAATGCGGCGATGTCCGCTAATCCGCTGACCATTATCATCATCGCGATTATCGCGCTCGTCGCGGCGATCGTTCTGATCGCCACTAAGACGACCTGGTTCCAGGACATCTGGGCGGCCGTCTGGGGATTCGTTACTGGCATCGCCGAGGCCGCCTGGGCAGCGATCGTCAGCGCCGCGACTACCGCGCTCGACTGGCTGGTCGGCATATGGGAGAGCCTGAAAGGTGCCGTGTCGGCGGTATGGGACTGGATCCAGAATGCGGTTCAGGTCGTCCTCGCTGTCATCGTCGCGCTCGTGCGCGCGTACATTAACATCTACGTCACAATATGGGAGACGATTAAGGCAGCCGTGCAGGCGGTATGGGACTGGATTAGTCGCATTATCGACTCGGTCCTCGGCGGCATTAAGCGAATCGTGCAGAGCGAAATCAACGGGATTATTCTTATATGGGAAGGAATTAAAGCGGCCGTCGGCGCTGTCTGGGACTGGCTCGAAGATACGGCGTCACGCGTGCTCGACGGAATCCTCGCGCCAGTTAATGCGATCAAGGCGGCATTCGACCGCGTCGTCGACTCGATTAAATCGGTTATCGACTGGATCAAAAACATCAAGATTCCCGCCGCCGTGCAGGGTGCTATCGACGCGATCGGCGGCATCCTCCCGTCCAGCGCGTCGGCCTCGTCCGGCACAGTCGCGGCCGTCGGCGTCGGCGTCGGCGCTCTCACGCGAGGCGCGCCGACGCTGTCGAGCTCGTCGAGCGGCGGCGGCGTCACGATCGTCGTGCAGGGTGCTCTCGATCCGGTCGCCGTCGCGCGGCAGATACGAACGATCCTCGGCGCTGACGAGCGTCGCCGAGCTGGCGTCGTGATCGCATGACGACCGGCGTGACGTGCACGGTCCTCGTCGACGGCGTCCGAGCTGCCGACGGCTCGCCAGGCGACGACCTCGCGGGTCCGGTCATCCTCGACGACCTGTCGGTTACCTGGGGTCGGTCCGACACGATGTCGCAGCCTGAGGCTGACTCGTGCTCGTTCGAGGTCATGGACCAGCTCGGCGGCGAGTCGTTTATGGCGCGGTTCCGCACAGGCGCGCGCGTCGACGTCGTCGCGCGCGGCCTGACCTATCCCGATCCGACCGTCGAGACGTTCGCTAACCCTGGGTTCGAGCTGTCCACGCCGGTCACCTGGTCTGCCAGCGGCGGCACGGCGACGAGGACGAGCTCGCGGTTCCGGTCCGGCGCTTACTCGCTCGCCGTCAAGCCAGCGACGGCAGGGGTCCGGGCGAGCGTGCTGCTCGCGCCTGGCGAGCTGCAGGCACCGGGCACGAACCCTGCCGCCTGGGACGAGATCCCGACGACGTCGCCTGGACAGACATGGTCGATCGCCGTCAGCGTGCTACTGCCGACCGGCGCGAGCTCGACCGTGCGCGCTGCGCTGTTCAGTGGTCCGTACGCGACGGCCGCCTCGCCTGCCGGACCGACGCGCACGATCGTCGGCGACGACACCTGGCAGACGGTCAGCGTGACGCTGCCTGTGCAGCTCGACGCCGCCTGGGTCGGCCTGCAGCTCGTCCTCGATCCGACCGGACCGAGCTGGGACGAGCTGCCGCCTGCGCTCACGTGGGACGCCGTCACGGCGGCGCGTACCTGGGACGAGCTCGGCACGCTGTACGTCGACGACGTCAGCGTGCGCGCGCCGAGCGCTGGCAGCGGTCGCAGCGTGCTCGTGTTCTCTGGCCGCGTGACCGACCTCGAAGCTGCCTGGGATGACTCGACGAGCTCGCCAGTCGCAAAGGTGACGGCCGTCGGGTTCACGGCCGATCTGCAGAACCGGATCGTCGGCGACGAGCCATGGCCGGTCGAGGACGTCGAGCTACGCGCGCATCGGATCCTCGACCTGGCAGGCCTGCCGATCTCGGTCGACATCGACAGCTCGATCGACTCGACGCTGCTCAGCTATCGCGACGTCGACGCGCAGGGAGCGACAGGCCTACTGACCGAGATCGCGACGTCGGTCGACGGCGTCCTGTGGTCGGCCGTGCACCAGACGATCGGCGCGTACCTGCGCCTCGAAGATCCCGCGCTGCGCGCCTCGCTCCTGCAGCTCGCGCTCGTCGGCGGCGTGATCGTCGTCGTGCAGGGAGATCCCGATATCGGGTTCGACCTGTCGGCCTGCATGATCCTGCGCGACCCCGTGAAGTGGGTTCAGGACGTCAGCGACGTCGTGACGCGTGTGTCCGTGAGCTGGCAGGTTCAGGAGCTCGACGACGACGGCCTGCCGACGACGTCCGAGGCGACCGAGCTCGTCGTCGACCCCGCGCTCGAAGCTGCCTACGGCACGCGCGGCGCGTCGATCTCGACGCAGCTACAGGCCGCCGTCGACGCGCAGGACGTCGCGCAGCGCGTGCTCACGCGCAGCACGCCGAGCGGCTGGCGAGCTGACGGCCTGACGATCGACGACGACGACGTCGACGGGACGGTCGAGGGGATCGCGCTCGTGCTCGATCTGCTCGACGGGACGAGCCGCATCGGCGCGCCGATCGTCCTCGGCGAGCTGCCTCAGTGGACCCCTGCCGGGACCGACGTCGGCGTGTACCTCGAAGGAGGGACGTACCGCTACGTCGGCGGCCGATGGGTCCTCGACCTACTCGTGAGCTCGGCTGGCGGCCTCGGCGCGTCGGCGGCCTGGGACGAGCTCGATCCTGCGTGGACCTGGAACCAGTGGGATCCACGCCTGTCATGGAACGACCTACGCGGCGTCGCCGCCTAAGCGAGAGGAACAGTCATGGCAACGACACCAGGCGGCCTGCCGTATCCCGTCGGGACCGACAAGGTCGTCGACGGCGACGACGCGATTCGGAACCTGGCGACTGCAGTCGACACGAGGCCTGTCGCCGTCGCGCCGCTGGTGACTGGCGGCAACCTGACGCCGCTCGCGTACTACACGATCGGGCAGGGCGGCGGGTTCGGCTCGCCTGAGCTGCGCGGCGTCGCGTTCAGTGGGGCACCCGCCATCTTCACGGTTCCAGTCGCAGGCCTGTACCGCGTCGGCTGGGGGATCGCGTTCGGTCCGATCGCCGCGCCTGGGACGATCCGAGCTGCGCGGATCGACGACGGCGCAGCGACCCCGGTAGCGCGCGCGTCGGTCTACCTGACGCCGTCGGTCGGCCAGGCGCAGACGCTCGTCGGCACGCGTCTCCTGCGGCTGGCCGCTGGCGCAGCGCTGCGCCTGACGGCGTATCACGACGCAGGCGGCGGCGTGCCTGTGCTGCCTGGCGACACCTACGTGTCGATCGAATGGGCTGGCGTCTGATGACCAGGACCGGTCAGGCGGCGATCGACTACGCGCGCGGCCGCGTCGGCACGGCGATGCCTGACAGCGGCCTGTGTCTGCAGTTCGTACGGACATGTTTCGACGTGCCGAGCTACTACTACAGCGCGATCGACGCCTGGAACGCCTCGCCGACGCAGCACCCCGGCGACTGGAACCCGCCGCCAGGCGTGCCGCTCTATTTCCGCTCGCCGTCGCCGTATGACCACGTCGTTTTTTGCTGCTCGCCGACCGAGCTGGTTTCGACGTTCAATGCCGAGATCAGGTCGTATCGCTCGATCGAGGCCGTCTGCGACGCGTTCGACGCGACGCTGCTCGGCTGGACCGAGGACATCAATCGAGTGACCGTCTGGACCAGAGAGGACGAGGACGACATGCCGAGCGCTGACGAGGTAGCTGCAGCCGTATGGAACTACGCGCTACAGAGGACGAACGGACCAGTGGCCGACGCAGGGAGCTACCTCGTCGACGCGCGCGTGCTGCTCGGCGACCCGCACGCGCCGCTCGTGCGCGTGTCCGATCAGGTCTGGTCGGCGCAGCTCGCGCGGCCGAACGGTCCTCCCGTCGACGCAGGCACGTACCTCGTCGACACGCGCGCGTCGGTCGCACCAGTGACAGCCGGTCCGGTCCTCGTGTCCGACCAGGTCTGGTCGGACGTTCCCGACGCCGTCGTCGGCTCAGTCTCAGCGCGCAGCGGCGTCGACCTGATCGTCGTCGCGCTGCTCGTGCTGCTCGCCGTCGTCGGCGGCGTCGCGATCGGCCTACTCGCTGAGACACGCGACGGCGTCGTCGCAGGCTCGGCCGTCCTCGTCGGCGGCCTGCTCGCACT